CACCGGCTGGGCCACCCAACTGGAGGGCAGGGCATACCTCGTCCTCGTCCGCACCGAAGACGTCGCCTCCTACCTGCTCGCCAACATCGAGAAGGTCCGCCTCGCCGAATGGGCGTACGAACTCCTGGACGAACTCGCCCAGGCCATGACCGAAGCACGCAGGGCAACGGACCGGGCCGCCGACAAGATCAGCCTCGGCATCTGCGGGGCATGGTTCGAGGGCATCCGGTGCACCGACACCATCCTCGCGATCACAGGTGCCGCCCTCGGCCGCTGCCGGACCTGCGGGACCACCGTGGACGCCCACGCCCACCAGCAAGCCATGATCGCCGAAGCGTGGCACGTCCGCGGCGACCTCCCCGAGATCCTCCGGGCACTCAAGGCCCACGGCTCCATCAACATCCCCCTGGAGCGGGCCAAGAAATGGGTGCAGCGCGGCATGCTCACCCCCGGCCCCGACGGGAAGCACTCCCCCGCCTCCATCCGGGAGTACTACCTGACGACGCGACACGGCCAAAAAGAGTTGGGCAGTGTTGCTTGATCTTCCCTAGTTTTGTCCCTAAGATGTTCTTAGAGTGCAAGAAGTGGCTGAGACCCCACCCGCGCACCTGCGAACTTGAAGCCCGCCAGTGTCCCCCACACCGGCGAGGCTTCACTGTTGCCCCACCCGCAAGGGCAGGGCGAGCGCAACGGCCGTAGACCGTTGCTCCGCCGGGGGCGGGAGTGCTGCAGACCCTCCCGCCCCTAGCACCAAGGACCAACCATGAGGGCGCCGCTACCGCCCGGATGGTGACAGATGAGACACGCAACCGAAAGGGGAACTCATCTCCCGCGCAGGGTCAAGCGCAGGCCGCTCGCTGAGAAGCGCCGGCACCTGTTGAGTTAGCTCAGTGGTAGAGCGACGGTCTCCAAAACCGTAGACGAGGGTTCGATTCCTTCACGCAGCGCTGAGCGAAAGAACGCCGACCAACCATCGAGGACACGCGGCCGATCCAGTAGCTCACCTTTCCAACCAAACCACAGAAGGCGGTGAGAGCGTGTGCCAGCGGCCAAGTACACCCAAGCGCAAAAAGACCAGGCACTCGCCCTCTACCACACCGACGGACCAACAGCCGTAGAGAAGACCCTCGGCATCCCCAAAGGCACCGTCACGCGATGGGCCAAAGAAACGGGTGTCGAAACGGTTTCGGTCTCGGCCACGCGTGCGGGTACTGAGGCGGCGGCGGTGTATGCGAAGGCCCGCCGGGTGGAGCTTGCGCAGTTGTTGTTGGAGGATGCTCACCGGTTGCGTCAGCAGTTGTGGCAGCCCGCTATGGTGCATGCGTTCGGCGGTAAGGACAACACGTACGAAGAGCATGAGCTGGCGGAGCCGACGTTCACGGATAAGAAGAACATCATCAGTGCGGTGTCGACGGCGATGACGACGGTGACGAAGCTGGACCTGGCTGATGCGGTCCCGGCTGATGCGGCCTCGGGTGCGGTGTCGGTCATTGACAAGCTGATGGCTGGTTTTGCGTCGGCGTATGAGGCGGGGAAGTGACACCGCCGCCGCTCTCGCACAAGCAGGTGTCTTCGGTGGTGGAGTCGACGCGGGCGAAGATCGCCCTCTGGGTCGGGGCCGTCAGTGCCGGCAAGACCATCGCCAGCCTGTTCGCGTTCCTCTTCGCGGTCCGGCTGACCAAGGGCACGGGCCTGATCATCATCGTCGGCAAGACGCTGCAGACCATTGAGCGGAACATCCTCGCCCCGTTGATGGATGACCGGCTCTTCGGGGAACTGTCCCGCCAGATTGTGCACACGAAGGGTTCCGGGGTCGCGCTGATCCTCGGCAAGGAGGTGCACCTGGTCGGGGCGAACGACTCCCGCTCCGAGGAGAAGATCCGCGGCTCGACCGTGGAGCTCGCCTACGTCGATGAGGCGACGCTGCTGCCGCCGGGGTTTTGGGAGATGCTCGTCTCCCGCCTCCGCGTCGCCGGCGCCCGCCTGCTCGCCACCACGAACCCCGGCTCGACACGGCACTGGCTCCGGCTCGACTGGATCCTGAACGCCGCCCAAAAGAACATGCTCGTCTTCCACTTCACCATGGACGACAACCCCATGTACTTCGAAGGCGGCAACCCCGGCCCCGCGTACATCGCGGACATGAAAGCCTCCTACACCGGGGTGTTCTACGACCGGATGATCAAGGGCTTGTGGACGAACGCCGAGGGCGCCGTCTACGACATGTGGGACCCGACCAGGCATGTGATCCCGTGGGAGCGGCTGCCCCCGCTCAAACGCATGCTGTGCGCGTCCATCGACTTCGGCACCCAGCACCCGACCGCCGTCCTGCTGCTCGGGCTCGGGTATGACCGGAAGCTGTACTTCGTCGACGAACTGCGCATCGACGTGGCCGTGAACCAGATCCGCCAGTCCCCGTCCCAGCAGTCCAAGACGATCCGGGCGTGGCTGAACCAGCCGCACCACCCCGAACAACTCACCCTCCGCCCTGAATGGGTGATTGTCGACTCGGCCGCCGCGGACTTCCGGCAAGAGCTCTTCCACGACGGGCTCGCCACGCAGGGCGCGAAGAAGGATGTCATGTACGGCATCGGGCTCGTCTCGTCCCTGCTGGCCCGTGAACAGCTCGTCGTCACCGACCGCTGCCAGGGCTGGATCGATGAGGTCACCGACTACGTGTGGGATACCAAAGCGTCCGAACGGGGCGAGGACAAGCCCAACAAGGACAAAGCCAAGGACGACAGCCTCGACACCGGCCGCTACGCCCTCGCCACCACCGAAGCCATCTGGCGCAACGAACTCACCGCTTAGGAGCGCACACCATGGCTTTGCCACAGTCCACCCAAGCATGGCCGCCCGCACAGGTGGGCCGGACCCTGCCGATGATGGGTGTGTGGTCTGCCTGGTACGCCGGGGACTCCGACCAGCTCTCCAGTGTGTATGGGGGCGCGTCGGGTGCTGACCCGACCGCGACCGGGTTCTTCGCCTCCGACCATGGCGGCTTCCGTGCCACCGTGGGCAGGGCGCTGACCCGCTGGTTCTGGGGTGAGGCGTCGAGGGGTCCGGACCGGCGGGTGAAGCTGCACGTCCCGATCGCCGCCGAACTCTGCCAGGCCAGCGCGGACCTGCTCTTCGCCGACCAGATCACCCTCAAGGTCGAGGACGAAACCACCCAAGCACGACTGGATGTGCTCTGCGACGACGGCCTGCACACCGAACTCGCGGAGGCCGCCGAAGTAGCAGCAGCACTGGGCGGGGTGTACCTGCGGGTCACGTGGGATGACACCGTGTCCCCCGATGCACCGTTCCTGACCCATGTGGACGCGGACCAGGCGATCCCCGAATTCACCTGGGGCCGGCTCACCGCGGTCACGTTCTGGCAGGTCGTCGCCCGGGACGGGAAGCGCGTGTACCGGCATCTGGAACGCCACGAAACCACCGAGACCGGCACCGGCATTATTCTGCACGGCCTGTATGAGGGCGAAGAGGACAAGCTCGGCCACCCCATCCCCCTCACGGACCTGCCCGCCACGGCAGGGCTCGCGGCGCATGTGAACGCGTTCGGCGCCATCGACTCCGGCTCCGAAGGCCTGTGCGTCGTGTACGTGCCGAACCAGTCCCCGAACCGGCGCTGGCGCACCGACCAGCACGGCCGACACCTCGGCCGCTCCGACCTGGACGGCGTCGAGCAGCTCATGGATGCCCTCGATGAGGTCTACACGTCCTGGATGCGCGACGTCCGGCTGGGCAAGTCCCGGCTGATGATTGCCAAGTCCCTGCTGGACAATGTCGGCACCGGCTCGGGTAGCGCGTTCAACGCGGAGCAGGAAGCCTACGCCTCGATGAACATGCTCGCCGGGGCGGACGCGAAGCTCGCGGACCAGATCGAACAGGTCCAGTTCAAGATCCGCGTCCAGGAGCACAAGGCGACGGCCGCGCAGTTGGTGCAGGACATCCTGCAAATGGCCGGCTACTCGTCTGAGACGTTCGGGATTTATGACGGCGGCGGCGGGATCAAGACCGCGACCGAGGTCGAGGCGAAACAGCAACGCTCCCTCCTGACGAGGGACCGGAAGATCCGGCTCTGGCGCCCCGCCATCGCCCAGGTCATCGAGAAGCTGCTGGCGGTCGATCAGGCACTGTTCGGCACCCCGCTCACCGTGCAGGCCCCGGACGTGCTGTTCCCCGACGGGGTGCAGGAATCGCCCCTGTCGATCGCGCAGACCGTCCAGGCGCTCCGTGCCGCGGACGCCGCGTCGGACAAGGTCATCGTCGGCATGGTCCATCCGGACTGGGATGAGGACGACGTCGAGGAAGAGGTGGGGCTCATCGTGGCCGCACGTCAACTAGCACTGCCAGCCGCACTCCCGGATCCGATGTACGCCCACGAGGACGGGATGACCGATGGCACAGCCCCAACAGGAGACGGAAAGCCTGCCCTCGACGGTTGATCAGCTCTCCGCCGCCACGGTGGTGGTGTTCGCCGCCGCCGAACAACGGCTCGTGACCGGGTCCGCGGTGCTGGTGAAGGCCGCGATCGCCAACCCGGCGCTGGTGCACTCGTTGCGGGGCAGGCTGACCGGCCTGTCCCGCTCCGTCTCCGCCGAGGTCTTCGCCAAGGTTCATGCCCTGGCGGATCGGGTGGCTGATACGGCGGCCCGCAACGGCAACGCCTCCGCCGCCCGCGAAGTGCGGGCGCTGGAACGCAGGGTGGAGGGCTTCCACGGCTCGGTGATGGCGGACATCATGCCGCACAACGTGACCGCGTCCCGGCTCATCGCCGAAGACCTCGCCACCCGGCTGGCAGCGGCCGCCCAGCGGATCACCCGCTACGGGGACGACGCCTACCGTGCCGCGACCACCGGCGGGGCTTTGGCGCAGATCAACCCCGCACTGGATGTCATCCACCGCACCATGAACGCCGCCACCCCGGCGGAAGCGCAGGCGCAGGCGTGGCGGGAACTCACCGCCCGGGGCGTCACCGGGTTCACCGACGCCAAGGGGCGGGAGTGGAACCTCGCCACCTATGTGGAGATGGCCGTCCGCACCGCGACCCAGCGGGCGTACAACGCCTCCCACCGGGAACGCCTCACCCTGGCCGGGATTCACTACTTCACCCCCTCCACCACGGGCCGTCCGTGCCCGCTGTGCGCCCCATGGGAGGGCCGGGTGCTCGCCGACCGGGGGCAAGGGCTGGTGACCGAACCGGACGCCGCCACGAACGAGCCCGTGACCTTCGAGGTCGCCGGCACCATCGAGGACGCCACCGCCGCGGGCCTGTTTCACCCGAACTGCAAACACACGTTGACCGCGTACCTGCCCGGCGTCACGTCCCTGGTCCCGAACCAGTGGACGGCCCGGGATGAGCAGCGCTACCGGGACACGCAGAAACTCCGCGCCCTCGAACGTGAGGTCCGCAAGCACCGGCAGGTCCAGGCCGCCGCGATCACCGACACCCAACGTGCCGCCGCAGGCCGACAGGTCCGGGCCGCGCAGGCACAGGTCCGCGCCCACACCCAAGCGACCGGCATGCTCCGCCGCACCCGCCGCGAACAAACCAACCTCGGAAATAAGTAGGAGCGCCGAATGTCAAACCAGTCAAATGGCGGCCTCATCCCGGCCCCTCCTGGCGGGGCGGTGGAGACATGGGTTCAGATCAGTCTCGGATGCGCGATCATCCCCCCTTCCGCCGTGCGGACATACGGGACCGATGTGTTATCAGTGCCGGGCCAGTGCGTCTGTCTCCAGCCGTGGAGCAGCGTCACGGGACGGACATGCCCCATGCACGGCCACATCGCGCCCGCCCAAATCACCTGCTAGTAACCACTCTCACCACCGTCCCGGGAGGACACCATGAGCACCGAAGCAGCATCCACCGAAGCAGGGCAGGAAGCCCAGCAGACCGGCACCGAGGCAGCCGCCGCCGAGGCCGCGCAGACCACCGAACAGGCACCCGCCCCCGCCGTGTGGGATGACCCCGCCGCCGCCCGTGCCGAGATTGAGAAGCTCCGCCGGCAGAACGGCGACGAACGCATCAACGCCAAAAAGCAGGCCGCCGACGAAGCCCGCAACGAACTCCTCCAGAAGCTGGGCCTAACCAAAGACGGCGAACAGCCCGACCCGGCGAAGGTCGCCGCCGACCTCGCCGCCGAACGCGAAGCCCGGGCCAACACCGCCCGCGAACTCGCGATCTTCAAGGCAGCCTCCGGCGCCGGAGCGGACC